AAGCATATTCCCTGATTTTAAGAAAGATACTATTGAATCTGTTAAAATGCAGTTAAAAGCACAAAAACAGGTAACTAATGATTGTAGAGAGATAATAAAAAGTCTTGAAAAACAACTTGCTGAATCAAAACAGTTAATCTCAATACAAAAACAAACATTACTTGACTTAAGTGAGGCATCCTAATAGGGTGTCTCCCTTTTTTATAGAACAATGAAAGGTAAAGAAATGCAGATAAAAATACATATTGGAGGGGCTGAAAGTTTGACCCTGTTATGTAGTGAATCGTCAGAAGTTCGGGCGTTGCTGATTGAGTTCAATAAGATACTTAAGAGGCATAATATAGAATCTCAAGAAAACATGAAAGCTTTAATTCTTGACCATGATAAAATGACTGTTCAGGAATTATACAACAATGAAAGGGAAGCATCTTAATAGGGTGTCTCCCTTTTTTACAGATGATATGAAATGGTTTCGTATCCGTAACTTAATATGGAAGGAATAATCAAATGAATTGGTTATCTTATATCGTAACACCTAAAGACCAAGACAACATTCAAACAGCAGATATTTCTAAAGCAGATTTATTTGTATTTCCAAAGGATGAATGGTCAGAAGATAGAGTTAAAATTGTGGCTGATTTTCACGAATTTCGTGGTGATATTAGGTCAAGTCGTCACGATAATTGCTATAATGTATATCGCAAAGCATATGATGAGGTTAAACCCAAATCAAAACCTTGTGAAGAACTTACAGCATTATTGCTTGATGCATAGCATAGTTAAAGGGAGAGTTTCGGCTCTCCCTTTTTTACAGACATATTAAAAAAACAGCATAAAAAAGCCTAATTTTTAAGAGGAATTGGAATACTTTTATAATAATCGTCACATGCTTTATGCTTTTCAGCAGTTGACAATTTAGCATCAACCTTTTTATATCTACCTTCTTCATCTAATTTTATACTAACAGTTTCAATATAGACAACTTTTCCATTAGAACCTTTTAGCTTCCAAGTTGATGGATTTTCGCTCTTATCTTCATCCTCATAAGGGAAATGATCAAATCTCCAAAAATCGTCTTTATGAACAACATCGGACCAAGTATAGTTCTTAATCACATCAAAAGCATCGGCACCGTAAAGATCAGAATACAATTGAGTGCAATTAACAAAAGTCTGGGTATGCATATCAACAATAAACTGCATTCTTGTATTATCCAAGTTTATATCAGGTCTTGCGGCAAACGATTTTATAGTTGCATCTAAATCGAGAATGGTTTCAGATTGTTCTTTAATTCGGATTTCAGCTTGAGCAAGTGTCTTCTCAAGCAAATCAATGTGTCTATCTTTCTGTTTAATTAAGTCTTGTGCTAACAACGACATTTCAATTTCCCCTTCTTCTAAATCAATTTCCAGTTTATCTAATTGAATTTTCTCATCATCTTTAAACTCAAGCTTATATTCTAAAGCAGAAGCTAAAGATACGAGATTGCTTTTACGGATAGATGAAACTTTACCTTTTCTCCACTTAAATATCATTTGTCGAGAAACACCAATCATATCAGCTATCTCAGAATCATTGTAAACTGATTCGTTTATAATCGTTGATATAGATTGCATAATCTCATTTTTACTTATAATTGGCGACATTGGCCCCCCCTATTTATAAATATATTAATGTAATGAATAGTGAAATATAGTTAATTTAAGTTAACTAATAATAGTTATTTATTGTTAACTTTCGTTGCTTTAGACAGCTAAAGTTCTCCCTTTTTTATAGAATAGTAAAGGAATAATATGAAGGCAAAGACAGATAAAAACATTTGGCAATTCAAAGAAGATGTCTTCAATAATTGTCAAGCAAGAGTTTCGTCAACTTTCGTTGAAGAAAGAACAGTATGCGATATTCGTACAAAAGCAAAGCAAATACGCTTTACTCACGAGTTTCTGCATATAGATGATATAAAGCAAATAATAAGAGAATTTGAAAGAGTTCTTGAAGATGAGCAGAGAAGATTCAGAGAAAATGAGCAGAATTTAAATAAGGAGCAAGAAAATGAGCTTGAGGTCAGCAGCAGTAACAGCTAAAGCTATATCCGCAATTACTTTCGCTGTAGAATCTACAGGAAGAATCCTTGGAAAAGGAGGAAGAACATTCTACAGAGCATTAAGACAACAGCAATATTATACTATTGATGTTGTAATGGAATCATCAGGAGAAATAACTGATTCAAGATCCAATCAAACCACTGAAGATATTAAATCCTTCTTAAACTCACTTGAACACTTCAAAGGCGTTCAATTACTCATAAAGAAACAAGATGTTTAGGGTATATAAAGCCTATTCCGATAGTGAACACGGATGGCTAAGAGTAACTAAAAAAGAGTTAGAGGATTTAGGGTTAATGGATAAAATATCAAAATATTCTTATGAAGATAAAGAATACATCTATCTTGAAGAAGATTTAGATGCAGGTGTATTTCTTAATTGTAAGAAAGATGAAGATATAGAAATCCAAGAAGACTACAAACCAGTCTCCCCTATTCGCAAACTTAAACACTATCGTGGAGGTATGGCATGAGTAGTACTTATGATTGGACACCAGTATTAGAAGGAATATTGGCACCATTTACAAATAATATAGAAAGGAATGAAAAGATCAATCCATATGATGAAATAAGAAATATGGACACATTCCAATTAAAGGCTTATGCATTTCGGGATAAGACTAACAAAGCTGCTTTAGACAGAGTTGTTAAGAATGTCCGAGTATGCAGTAAGGAGGATAGATTAATAGCTTCAAAAGTAGCATATGCTAAAAATCTATTAGCAGTTAAAGGTGAATTAAGACGGAGATAATTAATTCCTCCTTGGGAGAGTTTCGGCTCTCCCTTTTTTATGATATTAATAGGAAAGTATCTGGCTATACCAATAGCAGTCCTGAGAAGTCAGACGAAGTTTATTCCAGGAACCTCAACAACAGTATTAAAGGTTTGCAATCTATAATGTGACTTAGTCTCCTATAATACGGTTAGTTGAAGGCTCTACTATTGGGTGATGAAAAAGCTTTCCTTAAAACTAATAGTCGACCCGACTAAATGATAGTTCGTGAACTAATCCCTCAGGCGTGAAAGGCGGGATACTGTCATCGCATAGGGGAAGTTTAAGGAGTTAGGCTTCCCCGAAAAATTAAAGAGGGTCTCTCCCTTTTTTATAGCATTTAAAAGGAGTAGTATGTCAAGAACAGGAGAATACTTCTTAGAAGTAGAACAATATATGAGAGATGAACAAAATATAATAGAATTTGAAATGCATATGCTTGAATCAGCATTTAGAAACCTTGAAAATATAATAACCAATATATTATCAAAAGATGGTTACGATAAAGCAGAAATTCGATGTCAATATAAACAAATAGATGGATTTGCTATACAATTAAGGTATGACTATTGGCAACCAATTAAACAATCTACTTTAAATAAAATCAAACAGTTAACAGGTATAACCCCTAAACTTTTTGAAATAGAAGATGAAGATTGTGGACCATTAGTAGCATACGATTTAAACTTTGAGATTAATTAAAAGAGGTAAGAAAATGGCAAGATTTGATTTTGAAAATATGACAATAGAATCAGCAGAAGAAGAATGTCAAAAGGTGTTTGGAACACCTTATGGTCATAATATGATTTCAATTATATGCAATCAAGTAAAAGAAAAGTTTGGCGTAGACGAAGCTGACCGATTGTTTTATGAGTATCAAGTATAATGGAAATCTTAAGCAACTGTTGTGGAGCTCCACCATTAAATGATATATATGATGATATAGCAATCTGCACAGACTGTAGAGAATGGGCAGACTTTGAGGAGAATCAAGAATGAAACGATTCTATGTAACAATTGCATTAGAAGTCCCAGACCAATCAGAAGAAGATTTGGAGTTAAATGCTGTTCATTATATAAAAGACGACATAGAAGATAACTGTCTTTATATAGAAAGTATAATAGAAGAGGAAATAAAGTGAAACTTGCAGATTGGGCTACAGAAGCATATAAAGTTGGTTTTTACGATGCAGTATTTGAAGGGGGAAGAGCCTTTTATCTTTGCAGATATAGGCTTGAAGATAAAAAACGACTTTATAAAATGGGATTCGATGAAGGTCTAAAATATAAAACCAATTCAAAAGTAGCATATGCTAATAAAGTAATGAAGATGTTAGAAAGGTCTCTATGAAAGAAGAGTTTCCAAAGGACTTAGATCCTGTAAAACTAGAAAACTATTGGACTAAACTTGCTGGGAATGTACTTCTCGGCAAGAAAATAGTCCATGTACAATATATGTCAAAAGAAGAAGCTGAAGAAATAGGCTGGTTTAAAAGACCTGTAGCATTCAAGCTTGATGATGGAACTTGGGTAATAGCACAATGTGACGATGAAGGCAACGATGGAGGTGTGCTTTACTATACCCACGAAGATAAAGATAAATATAAAGACTGGTGTATGCCAGTATTGAATTAAGGAGCAGATATGCCAAATTGGTGCGAAAACCGAGTTGATATATATGGTGAAGAAAAAGATATAAAAGCCTTTAAGGAAAAGGCCATTAAAGATGGAAGGTTTGAGTTTCAAAACTTAATTCCAGTACCTGAAGAGTTACTTTCCACTACAAAAGGATATAGAGAAGGTCTTGGAGGAACTTGGATTGTAGATAAAGATGGAAATGAAATAGAAATACCTGAATCTAAGTTAAAGGAATGGAAAGATAAATATGGAGCTACCAATTGGTATGACTTTTGTTGCAATAAATGGGGTACCAAATGGGATGTAGATGCAGAGATAGAAATGGATCCAGATACAATAAGGCTTCGATTTGCTACTGCATGGGGACCAGCAGAGGGAATATTTGATTATATTCAAGACAACTTTCCAGAACTGGATGTATCTTGGTTCTATGATGAACCAGGCAATCAAATCGCAGGATATTTATAAGGAGTAATAAAATGAGTTATGCATATGCACCCATAAGAAAAGTACCATTAGACCATATGGGGATAATGTCGTCAGCATATTCAGTACAAACTGAAAAAGACAACGCTTGGAAAGAGGTTGGAGTAGTAGGCAAGAACTATCTACTTGTAGAAAATGCTGAAGTTAGAGATGCTGCTGAACAAGTAGCTGAAGCCTGCAATATAAACTTCCAGCATAATAAAACATTCTTCAATGGAAAGAATTTCAGCTTAAGCATGATGTCAGACCATACTATAGGTCAAGTTGAAGAAGGTGACGATATAGCATTAGGTATGCAATTCCACAATTCATATGACGGGTCCAGAGCATTTGGATTCTCAATGATGATATATAGATTGCTATGTACTAATGGTATGATGACCAAAACATTCTTTAACAGCTTCAGATTCAAGCATCAGCCTGGAAATGAAAACTGGGAAGAGAATATTGAACAAGCAATAGAGAACATAAATGCTGTAGCTAATGGTAGAGGTATTGACCAAATAATGACAGCATTAAGAACTCTAAATGAAATGGAAGTAACCAGAGATATATTAGGTGATATTCGACATAATAATCTGCAAGATATACCTGTCGGAACTTGGGGATCAATCGTAGATCGATTCACAAAACCTAATAGTAAAAATGGTACTACAGGTTGGGGATTACTTAACTCTGCTACAGATATATTGTGGCATAAGGAAAAACCAACAGTTGCATCATATGACCAAAATGCACAAATAGTAGATGGTCTATGCAAGTATGCAATAAATTAATCTGAATTGGGAATAGTACGAGATACTATTAACGGTGTTGAAGATTAAGATAAAGGGAGGGTTTCGACTCTCCCTTTTTTATGCTATTTAAAACAATAGTGATTGTAAAATTATGTTAATTAATGTAAATTTAGGTTAATCCTAAGGAGTAAAATGGAAGAACAAAGCAACGAGGGGATTCTGCCCCCTGCACCAACTCCACTTCAGTGGAAATCAAACGATATAGGCAAATTAGCCCAAGCACTTTCAAAGGCACAAGCAGAAATGACAGGTGCTAAAAAAGATAGTAAAAATCCCTTCTTTAATAGTCAATATGCAGATTTACATTCAGTAATAGATGCATCACGACCTTATTTATCAAAGCATGGATTATCTATAGCTCAAATCCCAGGTGAATTAAGCATGGTTGGAAGCAAAACAGTTGTGTTAAAAATATCAACTACATTGATGCACGAATCAGGTCAATGGATTCAATCAACTGCTACAGTACCATTAGATAGCCCAGTAAATGCACAGAAGTATGGTAGTGCATTAACATATGGAAGACGATATGGTTTAGCAGCAATGGTAGGGATTGCACAAATGGATGATGACGGTAATGCTGCAGTACAAACTGCACCAAGAACAAAAGCTAAAACAGGAGCAAGAGTAAATGGAGTTCAGTAACGGATCCACCAGTGGCGGTGGGAAAAAAGATAATATATTTATAGATAAAGCTACTATCACAGGTTGTGAAATAGCTTATGGTGAAAAGAAATCTTGGCAAACATATGCAGATGATATCTCTGTTGAGTTAACATTAGATATTGGTAAAGATTTTACACCTACATTCTATATGGGTGGAAAATTTAAGGTAGATGACCAAAGTGGTATGGTAATAGGTTGGTCTACTGCCTATAAAATCAAGTTATTCTTCGAGGCGATTGGTCAAACAATTCGACTATCTAAAGATAAGCCTTTAACAGGACAAAAGCTTCCAGAAGAAGCAGCAGACTTCTGTATAGGTAAATCATTCAAAAGATTAACTTATAAGTCAGATAAAATGAAAGCTAATGGAGAGCCAAGATGGAAAGATTGGCAACAAGTTGACAGTGTTGACACTCCAAATGCAGACTTTAAAGCTAAGTTTCTAAATGCAGTTGATAATCAATGGATTAAAGACTTCTTAGCTCCTGATGATGAAGTCCCATTTGATGATACTGAAGTTACAAATGATGATATAACTGCGGATATACCATTATGAAAACTCCCACATGCAAAGGGATACTACTTCAGTTTTTAAAGAAGAGGATCCAAAGTGGGTTGTTAGAGATTTCAAGTCATGAATTTGAGATTGATTTAGTCAAGTATGGCGAAATGTATTGGGGAGTTAAAAAGCTCCCCAGTGCATACTCAAGAGAATGGAGAAAGCTCAGACAACTTGGAGACTATCAACTGATTGACATTGATAGTATTGAAGAGGTTAAAACTGAAAGTGCAGAATCAACATGGAAACTAATCCCGATAGCTATATAGAAATTGCAGTTGGAAGTGTATCCAACAGAGCAATAGCAATTCAACCTAAAGAATTGCATAAATATATAAAACCAAATCAAGAGCTGTATAGAAGCCTATTCATATTAGATGACTCAGCTTTTGAGCATTTCAGAGACCAACATACTATAAAAACATATAAAGGCAAATTCAGCCTTGATAGAATCATACTTGATATAGATAAAGGCAAAGATACAGGTGACTTTACTATGACAAGAGCATCTGATGTAGTAACACAGCTCATAGAAATGGGATGTGAAGAAAAATATATAAGAGTATGGTTCTCAGGCAGAGGATTCCATATAGATATACCAAATATCTATGGATTCAAAGCCGATGAGGAATTGCCCCAAATAGTTAAGCAAACTATTGCAAAGGACTTTGGGGATACTGTTGATAATATATATGATAAAGGTAGACTAATAAGAGTTGGGCATTCATTCAACTTAAAAAGTCAATTATATAAAATACCGTTATCAATCAACGATTTGTTCAATTTAGAGTATGAAAAGGTTAAAGAACTTGCTTTAAATCAAACAAGACCTGACGGATATAAACACTCTATAGTAAATGGATATGCACCTATTTGGGAAGATAGAATATATGTTCCTAAACAAGTAACTGTAAATAGAGAAGTACCAGAAGGGTCAAAATATAATGCTAATGTAACATGTGTACAAAAGATGTGGGATGGAAATAAGCAAGGCAGACGACATGTAGTACTACTTAGAATGATAAATGCTTGGAGAAGAATGGGCATTACTAAGGAGATGTCTCATGCTGGAGCTATGGCTTGTGTACCAACATTAGAAGGCACAGAGTTAAATAAGCTGGTTAATGATGTATATAAATGGAATCATCAAGGTTATAGCTGCAATGACAATATTATGTCAGAGTTTTGTGACCCTGTATGTAAATACTTTAAGCAAAAGAACTATGGAACAGATATAAAGACTGCTAAAGAACTATCTAATGCATTTATGGAGTTCGTACAAACAGACTTTACTGAAAGTTCTTTCAACTTAAAAGATATATATAATATTCCAAATGACTACATCTTTATGCCAGGCGAGTTATGCATCTTAATTGGTGATACTAAATTAGGTAAAACTGCATGGCTACAAAATGTAATAGCACCCCTTAAAAGTATGAGAATACTATTCCTATCACTTGAAGTAAACGAATGGATGATATTCAGGAGATTTGCTCAAGTAGCTAATGGAATGACAAAGCAGGAAGTAATGGAGATATATAGATCAAGAGATGAAGAGAAGATAAGTCAAATAATATCATCTATTGACCATATTAACTGCACAACAACTGCACCAAATATAGAATCAATTAAAGAGATTGTATCAGACCAGAAACCTGATATAGTTGTAATTGATACTGTAGATGTAATTGATGTTCCGTTCCAAAGAGATCCACTTGCAAAAATGGATACTGTTATCAATTCATTGAAAGCAATAGCTAATGAACAGAATATGATATTCTTTGGTATATCTCATATAAGTAAAAGTGCAAGTAATGATGTGCTGAATGTACATAGTGCTAAAGGTTCATCTGCAATTGAGCAAAAGGCTGACAAAATTATCGGTATCATTGGAGATAGAGATAATAGTCAAAGACGAGTAATCAGGTCTTTAGCATCAAGAGATGAAGATGGATTTGAAATAGCATGTATGTTCGATTACAGCATATTCAAGTTTAAGGAAATTGCATGATAAAGTTAAAGAAACTAAATAAGCAAAATAATACAGGTTACAGCCTAGTTCTGCTTTGGTTAATATCTATCACAGGTATTTTCCAAATGAATGGAAAAGGTGACCATCTGCATTTTGCTCTGGGAGTTGGTCCATTCGAGTTAAGTCTTGGAGCAACTATATGGAGGTCATTGCCTTGAATCCGAAATCAGTAAAAGCAAAAGGAAGAATACTTCAAAATCTTGTAAGAGATAAATTGAGAGTAGCACATAACCTATGCTTGGTTGATGACGATATTAAGTCGCAAACAATGGGTATGACGGGGGAAGACATAGTGCTTTCCCCTAAAGCCCGTAAATATATTCCATATAGCTTTGAGTGTAAGAATCAAGAAAGGATTCAGCTCTGGAAGGCCATAGAACAAGCAGAGGCAAATAAAAAGGATGACTGCAATATAGCAGTTGTCATTAAACGAAATAGAACTAAACCATATGTAGTCATTGATTTAGATCACTTTGTTGATTTAATCGTTGGTGATGGCTTAAAAGAAGAGGCATCATTAAACGGAGATATAATATAAGGACATATTTTGAGCGATATAAAAGCAGTAGATAACCTAAAAAAAATCAAAGGTGTATTAAACAAGATAATGGGAGATACAACCTTAGGTACAAAATACATAAGTGCATTAGACATTGCAATTAAATCATTAACTAAAGATGAAGCATCGCTTATAACAGAGCATTTTGCAGTATCAGTTCAGAATGTTAATGAAGGTGTAGCTATAGATGTATTTTATAATAAAACTGGAGATGTAATCGAATCGTTTGAAATAGACAATGACGACATAATAACTGAGAACGGGATGGCAGAAGCATGACCGACTCTGTAGAGAGAATTAAAATGTCACTAAATGACAGAATAGCAAGAGAAGATGACTGGAAAGATGCTGTTATAGCACGAATCAGAGGTCTTGAAGAGAAATATGATATATTAATGGAGAAGTTGCATGAGTATGAAGATAGACTTGATAAGAATGAACGAAGATATAAAAAGAGAACTAGACCAAGTCTACATAACAACAGACGGAAGAAAGTGGGCAAATAAATTACAAGCCTACGACCATCAAACTATTCTCAATAAACTAAAAGAAGTAGATTGAAAGATACCCAAAGAACCATAGGCCAAGTTTCAAGTGATTTTCATTTGATGCTAACCACGAAACCATTTCGAGGCTGCAAGTTGCTCATTAAAAACTGCACAAGTCCTATGGTTAGGGTACTATAATTATGCCGATATATAAATGCAGTAAAAGAAAATGTGAAAAGACAGCAGTTCTAATGAATGACGACCTTCCCTTTTGCATAAGATGTTATTTAATAAGGATTCAAGGAAAGAAGAATAATGGAAATAACAAAAGATAGATATATAGACAGTAAAATTGCGAATACAAAATGGTTCGCATGTCCAATTTGTAGAGTAGCAAGAGAACAATTCTATTCATATGAAAAACATAAAATGGTATTTGAATACTATCCAGAAGTCCCTATATATGGTAAGGAAAAAGTTATCTGTGACAAATGTCTGGATTAAATACCTGCGAGAAACTTAAAACAAAATTCCCCACTGAATGCTCCATGTGTGGAGCAAAGAAAACCAAATCAACATTATATAAGTATTTAGGGCATAAAGCTGTAAGAGACCTTACACCTCCCCTACCCAGCACATTTATCATTTGTGAGAAGTGTGCTATGAAAGAAGAATTTGGTACTAAGTGGAAACAAAGTAAACGCTATAAGAGATGGGTAAAAGAGAATGAATAAAATAATAAGACGATATACGCTATCGGATGGTTTTGACCTTGGCACTGAATCCCCCACTTGTGAATATTGCTCTAAGTCACCTGATGAAACTGAGATACAATTAGCATATGCAAGTGATACTTATATCTGTGGAGACATAGAATGCTGGAATGACTACTGCTTTGAATGGGTATGGCAAGGGAATACAGTAGAAGTAGAAGAAGTAGAAATAGAAGAGGAGGAATTGCAAAATGATGAAAATTAATATTCCATTCCATGGAAGATATGATCTTACAAATGAAGAATGGTCAGATATAGCAGAACGAGAACTTCCTCAAGAAGCGTTCTATCAAGATGGGGAGCTTAATGAAACTGAAGCTCTCGATTATGCACATTCACTATATAAACTCGGAGAAATATCAAGAGCAACATTAGCTTGGTATGAAATAGGAAGGCACTATGATGGAGAAAATTAAAGATATGACAGATTGGGAAAAAGAGTACCAAGAAAGAGAAAGAATCAGAAAGCAAGAAGCATCTGAATACCTTTTAGGATTAAGAGAAATCTTAATGAAAGAAGGATTTAAGTCTATTGTAGTTCACTATGAGGGATGTGGTGATTCTGGTGAAGCGTATGATGCTGAAGGATTCAAAGATATAAGTGAAGATGATGACAGAAAATGTGGTCATGAATATGTAGATAAATATGATTTTGATTCAAATAATCATAAACAAATACCTGTAGATGAATGGAAATGCACTAGGTTTCAACATATCATACATAAAATAGAAAGTGATTATAATAAAACTGTTGGGCATAAGAATGAGATGATATATCTTCTTACTGATATGGTTGATTACGACTGGTATAATAATGAGGGTGGTTCAGGAAAAGTAATATGGAGACTTGAAGAGAATAAACTTGAAGTAGATGGTTGCCAATATTACAGAGCAGAAGAACCAATGACTGATATTATTGATTTAAATGAAATCGTATAATCACTGCAAGTCAAGTGTTAAGTATTTCGGTGGTAGTGAAGTAGACTATCACCGAATACATGCTTGGTTTGATGAATCAAAAAACTACTATGGAGACCATAGACATAGAGCATTAAGACACCATACTGAAGGTATAAAACAATGCGAAGAAGTCTTTGGTGTATATATAATTAATTCAAATAATAAAGAAGTACCTGTACGATCCATTGCCGAACAACATATAAGAGAAGACTTAGGCTTTATTCCTACTATACAGGATTGGTTTAAGGAAATAAAACCACGACCTTGGATGGCAAGTACAAAGAGAAATATTAAAATGAACTTGAGGTAATAATATGAGTAAAGAACGAAAGTTAAAAATTAATAAAGACTTTCCCGATGGTGACTGGATATGCGATTGTGGAGGTGAGCTTCAATTTGAATCTGCTGAATATGCAATGGAATCAGAAGAATGGTTTTGTGAAGATTGTGAAACAATGTGGGATGTTCCATTAGAAACTACAAGGGTATGGAGTGATGCATACCAGGATGGAGCAATATGAAAGTATATGCACTATTAGATGAAGATAGAGGTGGAGATACTGAAGTTTATCTTTACAATAAATATGAGGATGTTAAGAAGCATTTCGATGAGATTGTATCTAATATAAAAAGATTCATTGAAGAAGAGAGAGAAATAGATGAAGATAACTTTAACTTAGATGAAAACCATCTTTCTTATGATATGGATGACCATTGGGGAAACATAACAATATATAGTAAGGAATTTAAAGAGTAAACTCTTCTACATCCATAGGTAGCAATGGGGCATAATGGCGTTCAGTTGTCTGAACTGATTTATGTCCCAATAGCTTTGATACCTTAAATATAGACATCCCCTGCTTTATTAAATTCAATCCAAAAGTACGCCTTAAATCATGGAACCTTGCATCTACAATACCAAGTCGTTTCATATTTTTTTTAAATGTCTGGGTAATATAATCAGGCCTGTAGTCCCAAAGCTCATCTAAGCCCATAAGTATGGCTTTAGCTTGGGAGTTAATTTTTATCTTACGCTTACCACTCTTACCTATCACATATGAATCTTTGATATTACTCTTGCCTAAACAGGCTAGTTCTCCCCTACGCCCACCAGTATAATATGCAAATGCAATAAAAGACTGAAAGTGTTTAGGTCTTATTTCATTTAGGATTAGATTGATTTCATATACATCAAAGACTCTTGTTCGAGGTTCTGTATAATTACCACCCTCTAACTTTATTTCTTTAGGTATATAATTATTTGCATATCCCCAAGCATACATAGAGTTAACTGCACGGATAGTTATAGCTCTTGTATCTGGATTCCTATCTTGTCTAATACCCTCACGAAGATAGCGACCGATTGCAGCACGATACCAATCTCTGGTTTCTTCACTCCAGTTAGTGCCCTTTCTACGGACAATATGATCTGCAGTTAAAAATCGTTTAGCTAATTCATAGTCTGATAGGTTTAATCTTTTGGGAATCTCTTTAGCTTCAAAA